GGCATAACAGAAAAATGTTTGCGTAGTCTTTGTTCTACTGCGGGCCAATCACTTATACTAGTAATCTTTAGATCTACGTCATGCATACAATATATACCTAATAAAAAAGGGCACCGAAGTGCCCTTGAAACTTTTTAAAAGTTTTTCTGTTGATTAGCTGAACTTAACGTTTGCACTTGTGATTGCAACGTTAGCTAGGTAGTCAGCAGCATTGCCAAGTGAGCTAGCTGCATTTGTTAACTCGATATAACCATAACGAGTCATGAAGCTAACTACTGGTTCAAATGTGCTAGGATCTAGCACAACACCAGAGCTCATTAGAGGAATATATGGGCAATAGAATGCAGGAGCATCTGCTTCACTTGAACCCTTATAACCAATTAGAACACCTGTGCTGTCGTTTGCATATGTGTCAACATAAACACGCATTGCACTGTTTAGTGTACCAACGAACTTGGTGTTTGTTGGAGCTTCGAAAGTGCCTTCTGTTGTTCTTGCGAACGCAGAAGTTGTAGCACTCTGAAGAATTGTCAATGCTAATGGGCTAACAACTGCATAGTTACCAGCACCACGACGTGTACGCTGAGCAATTAGGTTAGCAGCACGGTTGATTTGAACAGCTAGAGCAGCGTGTTCATCACCAACGAATGTTGCTGTACCACTTACGGCAGCTTGGTTGTATGTCTCAACAGCAGTACCAGCTAGGGTACGTAGGCTTGTTAAGATTTCCTGGTCAATTTCAGTTGTAATTTCTTGAGCAAGAGCAGCCATGATTTCTGCTTCGATGTCAATACCTTGTTGGGCTTGTGCATCTTGAGCAGCCTCAAAGGTCCAACGAGCTGATAGCTTACGTGTCTTAGCTTCAACTGTCTGCTTTAAGATCTGAATGCTCATACGCTTACCAGCTTGACCTTCTAGCGTAGCTGTGCTACCTGCCTTAGGTGTTGCTGCTGTTTCGTTACCAGAATAACTAGCAGCAATCTTGAATGGGCTTAGAGCCTCTTCACCTGCTAGAACACCAGCACCGGCTGATGTATCTGAATAACGAACACGTAGAGTGTGAATCTGACCAACTGGACCAGTCATAGGCTGAACACCAACTAACTCGTTAGCAATAACGGTTGGCATTACGCGACGAATGACTGGAAGAATAACACGGTTAAGTGTTGCGACGTTACCGGCGGAAGTTGCACCAGCTGTAGCACTCTCAGCCAAATACTTGCGAGTATTTTCTAAGGTGACAGCCATTACGGATTTACGGGTGCCTTGGAGGCCTTCCAGTAGTGCCTCTTTAGTTTCCTGCCAGCGGCTTTCTAGTAGTTCTGACATTTTTAAGTTTCTCCTTACTTTAATCCTGCTAATCGGCGGATGTCAACAATATTATTGCTGTCTGTTGTTACGGCCGTAGCACTACTATGTTTCATTTCTTTGTTGCCTGTAATCTCTTTTGCCTCTGTTAATGCCTTCCGCTTTTCTGGAGTTTCACCCTTGATAACCGCAGGTAGATACTTGTCAAAACTAGTTCTTAGTTTTGGTGTCTGCACACTTTCCAGAAGTTCACTCATAATTTCCTTTTGATCCTTACCTAAAGGACCTAAAAGTTCGCTCATGATTTCTTTGCGAGCAACTTGATCTTGTAGGCGGATTAATTCTGCATCCTTGCCTTCAACGATCTTTGCTACTTCCATTGCCTGGGCCTGGGCCTTGGCAACTTCTTTTTCTTTCTGCTCAACTACCTTAAGTAGTTTAGCAACATCAGATTTCTCACTTAGCAGACTGTGTTGGTACTCAGTTGCAAAAGCTTCGAAAATTCTACGACCAAAGTCGTTCTTGCGAGCCTGATTAATATCTTCTCTTAGTTGCTTCATCTCTTTTGATAGAGACTGTGTAACTACAGATTCAACTAGATCGGAACTACGCTTGATAAACTTAGCCTTTAATTGATCAAATTGAGTTTTAGCTTCTTTGATCAATCTGACCTTTGTTTCAGCTAGGTCTTGCTTGTCTGCATGGAATTCAGAAATTTCCTTAGCTAGGGATTCAATAACGAAATCTTCTAACTTACGGAAGTTTTCAACCATATTCTTTTGATCATCGTGAACTTCACGAATTTCTTTTGATAAAGCTTCAATCATAAACTTCTGTAGTTTGCTGCTATGCTCGCGAATAGCAACATGATATTTGGCTTTAGCTTCAGCTAGACTCTTGCGATCTTCTTGGAATTCCGCAAGTTCAACAGTGAGTTTATCAGTTAGCATTGACTCAATTGCTTCAACCATAACTGACTTATCGTGCTCGTAACGTTGAGCGAATTCTTCACGAAGTTCTTGCATAACTTCGTTTTTATTCTCATCAATTTTACGCTGCCAAGCTTCTTCGATGCTGGTTTTAACTTCCTCGGAAATCACGTTGTTCTCAAATAATGATTTTAATGCATCTAACATTAGTGATCTCCCCTTATTTCAATCCATTAATGATGTTCATTAAAGATTCTTTTAGATACTTTTGTGCCTTGACGTCTTGCCTTACTTCTTGAGCAATACTCATTGCTCTATAACCACCTCTAGAATTCATGAGATGTTCGTAAATCGGTGTAGGATATGCACCAGGTGCAGATGGTTGGGCGACAACGTCTACTGTAATTATTTCATAATCACTGACCTGTCCCGAACCATCATCTGCAACATTTCCAGAGCCCCTGGAAGATACACCCAACTTAACTCCACTTTCTAACATAGTACGGACTAGGTTACCCATTGGAGTAGGGATAATCTTTAACTTACCATAACCATTTGGGCCGTCCATCCACATTTGTTCAACCAATATGGCAGCTCGGTCCAGGTTAATTTTTAGATCCTCTGGATGATCTACTTCTCCAAGTACAGAGTAGCCGCCTGCAATTTGATCGTTCAAAGTTTTGACAGCCTTTGCAATCTCCGTAACAGGATATACCCGCTGGTTAGCGTTGCGGATTCCGCCTTGGATGCAAATACCTTTCATGTATAGATTTTTTTGACCGGACGGGGATTCAACGTTTTCTAAAACGATCCCCGCATGGTCAAATGAAAGGTTTTCTCTTAAAAATTTCATGTTACTTGGCACGACCTGGAGCACCATTTAATGGGCTACCAGCACCTTTGTCGGCATTCTCACCAGCACCCTTTTTCTCGGGACCATGTCCTGGCTCTTTGTGTGTAAACGCTGTTTTGCCAGCATTACCACCAGGAACATTAATATTGCCAGTGTTCATATCTTGAGGCTTGCCTTTTAGAACACCATTGCCTTTAACTGTGCCACCAGCTCCTACTGAACCAGCATCAGCACCATTACGGCCACTTAAAATGTTTTCGGTAGTTCCGCCCATGTCGTTTTTCATGTTGTCAATAGTTGACTTGGTGTTATCAGCACCTTCTTTGTTAGAAGGACTAGCTACTTTGTCAACATATTCACGCATTAAATCGCCAGGGGATCTAAACTTTTTTGATTCTGTTTTGGGCTCCTCGTCTTCTTCGTCGGCTTCAAAACTCATCATTTCGTCTTCTGGTTTGCCAGGCATTTCAACATCATTTACGAAGTCGTCACCAGCATCACCGCCCATATCGTCGCCAGGCATGTCCATGTCATCGCCGCCAATCTTAGCGTCTAATGCTGCAAACATGTCTTTTAGGTCTTGTAGATCATCTTTAACGTCTAAGACCATTGATGCTACGTCGTCATCAGCGGGCTCTTCTTCATCGCCGCCCATATCTGGACTGTCGTCTTCTTCGTCATCGCCGCCAAAGTCAGGAGCATCGCCCTTTTCTTCGTCATCGGCTTCCATATTAAACATTTCTTCTACAGATTCTTCTTCCTCTTCGGTAGCTTCTTCTGTAGACTCTTCTTCACCCTCTTCGTCTGCTTCTAGAGCAAGTTCATCGTCTAGGATGTTTTCATAAATTTCACGTGACTTTTCAACCACGATTTCGTGAAAAAGCTCTTCGGCTTTGCTTTTTTCATCATTGATTAAGAATTCGAGCATTTGCTCAAACTTAGTACGATCACCCATATCTTTTCTCCTAATTGAAAGGCTGTCAATCTATTTAATAGTAGTAGAAAAAAATGGGGTCTAATCGGCTAAAATATGCAGATTTTATACTTTATCTTGTTGAAGTAACTCATTGAATTGTATATAAGTCATATGAGTTAAATTTTTATAACGCTCAAGTTCTTTAGGTACTAAAGTAATACCCTGTTGATACAGACGGACAAATTTTACTTTTCCGTTTTCTCTAATGACCTGCTCAGTTTGTTTAAGCCAATTACCATAATAGGTAGCGGTGTCAGAAGATTTTTTATAATTCTTAGAATCAGAGTAAACGTTATTAAATCTGTTTTTAATGCCAGTATAATCAAAACCCATAATGTAAATTGTTTTAAATTGCAACTTACAGGCAAAGTCTAAAGCAGTAGGCCCAGAGCTCCAACCGCGACTAGGAACAATAACATTTATTTGTTTAAATTTATTTTGATTACGCTGTGAAGTCCAAACTTGGTTTTCTTTGTAATAGCCGGATTCAACTATTTCGGACAGCATAGGTGCGTCTACAGCTATTAAAAAATCAGGTTTAAATTCTCTATAAAGAGCGTTACAGCCAAATATTTTACCCTTGCCAATTAATTTGTTAGGGTCTACATTCAATCTGCTCCGGCCATTTCCTAGTACAAATGCTGTGCTCATGCTTCCGGTGCGGGTGTGCTATACATCCTTGAAATAAATTCTAGTTCAGCTTCTTGTTCGGCTAGATGTTTGTCACTAGCTCTACGTAACTCATTGATTTGTTTAAGAGTTAGTTTAGTTTTTCTAGTATCATCATAGGTCATAACACTGGTATCATTTTCAGGATAATATAAATCATCCTCTTCCATTTCACCTTTTGTTTTGTTTATATAGAACATTTCTCTTAGTATCATGACAATTTCCTTATGCTGGAGGCTGAGTATTTGCCATAGGAGATGCTGGTGCAGCGGCATCTTGTCCACCTGGCATAGCTTCAGGTGGGACTCCTTCTTCAGGAGCTGTAATAGCAGCAGTATCATCAGCAATACCTGCACCAGTTACACCTACACCTCGTAGTTCAGCTTGACTGTTGGTGCTAATCTTGCTTCCTTCATTGTTTTCAGCTTTCCATAGATTTTCGTTTTCTGCTAGTTCTTCATCAGTTAGACCTAGGAATCGTTTCATGGCAAAACGCTTGCTTACAAATGGCAATGTTACAATGGTAGAGAAAGTTGATATGCGTGTAGTATCCATTTCAGCTTGACGATAGCTGGCAAAGTTTTGAGGAGCTTGAAATTTTAATTCAAACATACTAAAATCTATCTGCACGCCTTTATTTTTGATATACAATTTAAATTCTTCATCAAAAACAGGTTGCAATAGACTCTGTAATCTCATACAATAATTGTTGAATCTAAGTTCTTGAATGTATGCAGTACCCACTCGACCATCATTCATCTGTGATTGGCTGTCTTCTGGGCCAGTTGGCAAATAGCTCGAAGGAATGCGTAAAGCTCGCATTAATTTGTTAGTAAAATAACGTAGATCGTCTATCTCGCCTAGATTAGTACCGCCCGGCAGTGTTTCAACTTTAGATCCGCGTCCTTCTGCTGTTTGCGGGAAAAAGTAATCTTCATTAATACTTAATGGATTGTAGGCTGAATCAATAACACTGGTGCTGCCGCCTGTTGAACTAGGAATACGTCGCTGGTGTATTTCATTTTTTACCTTTTCAACAAAGCCCATTGCCAAGTGAGCAGGCATATTTCCTACATCAATGTAAAATACTCTACGTTCAGGGGCTCGTTGCACACGATAGATAATAATAGCGTCTTCTAATAATTCTTTCTGTTTGTATACTTTGAATACACTTTCTAGTAGACTGTTACCAAATGGATAATTGTTATCTAATCCTTCGCTTAGACTTAGATGCACAACGTGATTAGCATCAATAGCATATTCATTTTGCTCTTGACTAAATCTTGTTCCTGCCTGTTGTGGATAAGCACCTGTCATACCTCTAGCACCGGCACCACCACTTACATACGCTGAACCCCCAGGTTGTGTATTCTGTGTATTAGGATTAATTTGTGTAGTAACTAAATTAACAAAGTTAACATTAAGATCTCTAATAACGTATTGCTCAGGCTCTTTGCCTTCGCTTTCATTTACAATAATTTTTGTAACTTTGCCTGGGTCTACATAAAACCACTTCTGTGTTTCAGGATCCCTTATAAAAAATGTATCGCCGTACTTGAAAGTATTACGAGCAATACGAAACATTCTTGTTTCAAAATTCTGTAGTTTATGCCACTGTTGTAGCATTTCCTTCAGTATCATTATTTCAGTATTTGTAGCCTGCGATTTAAAATGCAGACTAAAATTAGCATTATTCTCTCTATTTTTTTGTGTTGAAAACTCTGCAAGAATGTCTAGGGCAGCGTTAACTTCGCTGTCCATGTCCATGGTATCATAC